ACCAGAGATGAATAGTTTAAATGAAATGATAGGTCAATCGGGTCTTAAGTCGCAGGTTGCTCATCTTATATTATTTTTTAGTCTACATCTTGACGTTAAAAATGAAGATTTACTACATACAATAATTGATGGTTCACCTGGCACAGGAAAAACGGAATTTGCTCAAAAAATAGCTAAAATCTATTTAAAATTGGGTATATTAAAAAATGACATATTTAAAAAAGTTAAGCGTAGTGATTTAATAGCAGGATTTCTAGGTCAAACAGCATTAAAGACGGAAGAAGTATTAGATGAAGTTCGTGGAGGAGTATTATTTATAGACGAGGCCTATTCACTAGGTAATAATCAAGGAAAAGAGAGTAGAGATAGTTTTAGTAAAGAATGTGTAGATATATTAAATCAAAGTTTAACTGAAATGCGTGATAACCCAGATGACTATTTTATTTTAATGATAGCAGGTTATAAAGAGGATTTAAAGAATAGTTTTTTTGCTTTAAATGATGGGTTAGAACGTCGTTTTAGTATTCATTTTTCTATGGATGAATATAGTAGTCAAGACTTGATAGATATATTTAAGAAAAAAACACGTGAAGCCGGTTGGGAAGTGAGTGAAAATGCTATGCCTGTTGAATGTATTGATAATAATAAACAATATTTTAAATATGCTGGTGGTGATATGGAAAGCTTATTTTTAAAATGTAAAATTGCTCATAGTAAAAATTTAATTTGTGGAAAAAATAAGAACAAGCGTGTATTAAATAATTATGATATTCAGGATGGATTAGATATATTTATTAAAAATCCAAGTGTAAGTGAAAGAAAAATAGACGATAGTAATGGTATATGGCGTAATATTTATTTATAATTTTAGGTTTTGTTCACACCATAATAAAACATCTTCGACATATATGTTTGGTATTTTATTAAAATCGATTAATAATCGATTTAGATTATATCGTTGTCTAAATTGTTGGTTTTTATTAAGAGCAGTATCAAGTTCATCATGATTAGCAATGTATTTCATTAGTGTTTTTTCACCACATCGGTCAAATACTTTTGGTATATTATCACTTTTATCACCTAAAATTACTTTTTTTAATAAATCACCTAGTGGACTACCTATACTACGTTTCATAAGGTTTTCCTCTTTTAAGTTAACGAGTGTAATATTAGGATATTGTAACAATTGAAGATAATCATTATCATTTGTTATAATAACAATTTTATCATCCTGTTTGTGATGACACATCCATCGAACAATTATAGCACATGTATCATCTGCTTCGAGGTCTTCAAATCGAACTACTCTGGCGCCCTTTTCAATATAGACTGGTAATAAATTTTCATAGGACCATTTGAATAGTGTTTTTCCATTGAAGTTGGTATAGTCGCGATTGCCTTTATACTCGAGAAAAACCTGTTTACGCCACACATTATCGCCGCTACAATCTCGTAAAAAGACTAGGTCTTTATATGACATATTGTTTTTTTTCATAATTTTTTCCACAGTTGTTAAGAATGTTTCTCGATACTTTACTAAAAATTCAGGGATTTCTAATAAATCACCCGACTCAACATTTATATCTGGATAGGCTTTTCCCATCCAGATTTTTAGGGCAAAACATCTATAGAATACTAAATAGCTTGTATCAATTAGTAACATTTTTTTATAATAAGTATATTTTTATTTGTCATATCAATTTTTATATTTAAAGAAAAGAGCTATAAAAAAAATATAGTTAGAAATAACAAATGTTAAATTACTGTGAATATGATGATGATATATATTTATATCAAAAAATATATCATTTAAATGGTGAATATGAAATAAATAGTGAATTATTATTATGGTGTTTTATGTTTTTTTCTTCTCTATTTTTTACAATAGGTCTAATGAACTATGCTTATAATTATATATTTAGTGGTAAATTAGCAGACGACAAATCTAGTTTAAAACAGACCGTCTATATTGTTCGTAGACTTCCATCTGATAATGTAGATGAACAAATTGTAGAATATATAAAAAAAAATACACAACGACCTTACAAGTTACTATCAAATAAAACATATAGTAGTCACTTAAATAATCAGAATGAACGCTTATTTATGAGATATATGAAAAAAATCTACAAAAGTACTTATGATATATTTTTAATGAATGAAAACTTAAATCGTGTTGAATATGATAATTATATATATTTTGCCGAAATCATGAATGTTCCTTATAAAATTTTAGATTTTGTTAGAAATACAGAATTAGAAGATAATAATGGAAATTCTATATTAAATCGTGAAAATCGTGAAAGAATTACAATAAGATTAAATTAATTTATTTTATATTAAAAATAAGTTAGTATAATATTCAATATAATGGCAACAAATCCTAATTATTTATTTGAATTTAAAACTGTTAAATCTGCATTAATTAAACAGAGTTTTGAAGCAATCAAGGATTTTATTACGGAAGGAAATCTTGTTGTAGATGAGTCGGGTATAAAATTATTAGAAATGGATACAAGTCATGTTGTTTTGGCTCACATGATGTTAAATGCTAAAGATTTTGAGATACATTATTGTACTCCAGGGAAGAGTTATGATTGTGGAATTCATTTAATGAATTTTAATAAAATTATGAAAATGATTAGTAATGATGATATTTTAACTTTTTATCAACATGTGGATGAAACAAATGAACTAGGTATTATTATAGAAAATTCAAATGACCATCGTATTAAAAATATTAAATTTAAATTATTGGATTTAAATCGCAGTAATATCAATATTCCACCAAAAAGTTTTTCAAGTGTAATTAATATTCCTAGTGCTATGTTTCAAAAAATCTGTCGTGATTTTTCTGTTTTAAGTGAAGTAATTGACATTAAAAGTATAGGTAATAAATTAATTTTTGCGTGTAATGGTCCCATTGGCCGTGTAGAAGAGGAAATAACTGAAAATAGTAATAGTTTAAATATCGTTGAACAAGAAAGTCAAAATAGTATTATTCAGGGAGTTTTTAGTATTAAACACCTTGTTAGTTTTACAAAGTGTTCTAATCTTTGTAATACAATTGAATTATATTTAGAAAATAATTATCCATTGATCATTAATTATAATATAGGTTCAATTGGAAATATGATGTTATGTTTAGCTCCTAAAGAAAATGAAGTCTAAATGTATGTTATAATAGTACATATTTACATACTTGATTTATTTTATCATAATATAGATGTATTTCTATATCAATCGTATTTTTAGAACAATGAAACACAATATGTTGTGTTATATTATTTTTTACTACATATTCTTTATTGTTAATTACTAATTTTAAAGGTGTGTTAGAAAGAATTGAAAAATTATATATTTTTGGAGTTATATTTACCTGAGAGGTTACAACAATGTGTCTATTCATAGATATATTAAATGGTATAATTGTTTCAAATATATCTACTTCCTTTTCAAGCTCAAAATGAAATGGAATTGTTATATCTAGACTAGGTAAATTATCAATAAAAATATCAGTCGCACTATTTACTAATGATAATATATTTCGTCCTATATAAACATATATATTATTATAATTATAATTTTTTATAACCTCAATATTTTCTATATTTATAGATGGTAAAACCGATTTATTTATTACTATATCATTAATATTATTAGTATTATCTACATTATCATTTAATACTAATGTTTTATTTATTAATATTTCATTTGTTTTATCTAGTTCAATATTACGTAATCTATTAGTATCAAGATTTAAATATTGAACATCACTATTAAAACGAAATGTTCCCGCATTACTTAGACCTGTTAAATTCAAAATTGAATTTACTCCGCCAATTAAATAATTACATATTTTTTTTACATATATATTATTTAAACCTGGATTATTTTCTTTCATATTTTTAACATTACTAAAATACTGATATCTACCAAATGAAAATCTATAACCGATAATTGCTGTAATGATAGATAATATATTAAATGCCTGTATCTCAGTTAAATTAGATATTGTAAATATATTTCTTGAAACGTTATATTCATAAACAATGCCATCAATAAAATAAAATACCTCTCCTGTATAAGCTTTTATATATCCATCAATTAATGTAGTCTCTTCAAATGAAACATTTTTACTAATCGGATACTCTATAAGTAACTTTGTATATATATTATTTGACATATTTAGTGTATTTATTTTTTCATATATTACTCCTCCAACATTAGATACTGTATTTATATAATTAATATAAAATAAATAAATATTCGTATTTGATACGGAAAATCCATTTGTAAAATTTTCTAATTGGGAACAAATAAATTTTGCTGATTCAACATTAATTGGTTGTGCTCCATTTATATTAGAATATACATTAAATCCATTATATGTTAACAGTCCATTTGTAAATTGGTATACCATACTTGTTGGAACATATGAAAAATATAAAGATATTAATGACGCCCCATTACTTACATTATTAATCATTAAATTATCAATAAATCCATTTAGAGGAGTTGAATTAAATCCAGAACCAATTAATAAAGGATTATTAGTAGGTGTTGCTATTCCTAACATTCTCTGTATCGTCTCAGAACGATTATTAAAATAGATACCAACACTTTCTTGAGTTTTAATTATAGATACTAAAGTAAGAGTACGTTCTTGTATTGTAGATACTGACCTTAAATTATACATTACTCCGTTATTTGTATAAAAAAAAGATAATAATCTATTAGGTAATATTTGAACAGTGTACTCACCATAAGTTTGATTATTACCTTTGGTCAATATTGTCATCGGCCTTGTAAGATTTCCATTATATATGACATATATCCAAAAATAAATATTAACATTCGTACTTAACGATAGGCTACTATCTGTTATTCCAAGATTAGATGTTGTTCCAGATGTAAATCTATTAATATTTAATATATTTTGTACTGTTAGATTTTGTGGAATACTATTTATGTTTTTACTAACATATAATCCATTGAGTAAATTAGCACTACTATCTATAATTTTATTAGATACTTTGTTATATATTACACCACTCGTATCATTAATTGTCCCATTTATTGGATTAATTGGAGGATTAGGCGGAAGAGGTGGAACTGGTGGAACTACATTAGGTAATACCATAATACCTTGTGGAGCTATTTGTTGTTGGGTTGGTAAAACCATAATAGCTGCTCTATTTGATAAAATGCTCATGTATATAATTTATTATCATGTTTTTTGTTAAAATATAAATCGTTTAAAATTATATATATGGATTTATACAAATCTATTTTTTACCTTACTATTTATTTAATTATATTTGGCTCAATATTATTTTATAATATATTAGTCGTCAATAAACAAAATATAATAAATAATTGGGCAGTATATCGGTGTAATCCTTTAATTATGCCTTTTGCTGGACTATTTGGTTATGATAGTTCAAAAAATATGTCCGAGTGTATCAATGTTAGCTTTAAAAGCTATTTCAATCTATTTATTCAACCATTTCAATATATGATTGACATTATTAAAAAAATTCTAAGTGATATAATCCATCAAATTGATTCAATTAGGACTATTTTAAGACCAATACGTGAGTTTTTTGCCAGGGCAAGTAGTATGGTCTTTGAAAAGGTTCAGACTATCATGGGAACAGTAATATATAGTTTTTTAAAAATCAATAATTTAATGAAACGTATTTTTGCTAATTTTAGACTCGCTGTCTATACACTTGAAGCAACCCAAATGACTACTAGGTCTGTATGGGATGGACCCATTGGTCAAAATGTACGATTTTGGGCTCCTACTATTGATTTTTTTTCTAATTTTTTTTGTTTTAGTCCAGACACAATTATCAATGGGAAAAAGATAGAAAATATAATGTTAGATGATAATATTTATGGTAAGCTCGAAGTATTTAGTCCTAATATAATGTATAATTATAATGATGTAATTGTATCAGGTAACCACTTAGTATTACATCAAAATAAATGGATACGTATTAAGGAGGTAGGAACACCAATATTATCCAATTTTAATAAAATATATTCTATATACACCAGGGACCATCGAGTATTAATAAATAATACTCTTTTTTGTGATTATGAAGAGACTGATTTGTTAGTAAAGATTCAAAAAAAATTAATGTTAAAAGCATTACATAGTAATAGTACTAATATAATTTCGGAATGTCCTAATCTGCTAGGTGCTAACATATCTATTAAATGTATAGATGGAACCTATAGAAAAATTTCAAATCTATCATTAGGAGATAAATTATATGACAATGATACAGTATTAGGTATAATTACACAACGTATACAACTATTGACTATACATAATTATGGTTGTAATAATATTATATATCATAATGGTAAATGGATTTTACTATCAGATATCTATGAAAAAGATACTATTGTAGAAAAAAAGGGTTTGTTCTATAATATAATAACAACTAAGGGATATTATTATACTAGTGATTATATTATAAGAGATTATTTAGAAGTTCATGATATAAATATATTTAATAAAATAGCGGATACTGCTCTTTCTATTTTAAATCTAGACGTGGATACTTTTGCCTATCAATGTGCCACTTTGAATTAGGAACACTTGAAAACCAAGGTATATTACCAAAATCTATTAGATATATTTGTTCTGTTTTACTATTTTGTAAAAGATTAGACCAGATATATTCGCCTTCACGCCAGATACCATATTCTTTTTTCATAATACCCAATAATGTATTGACAATATTTTTATTTCTACTATTTTTTATTGGAGTTGAATCAATATATGGTAAGTATATAATACCATTTTTTTGGTCTATATGTAGTGGTTTTAATATAAATGGTAAATTAGATAATATTCGATAGCTCTCTGACTCGTTATAAAACGTTTCTCTATCTTTAGGAAGTGTAAATTGTTTTTTTACTACGTTATTTTCTAATAAGTATATTTTGGTATTATTATGATGAATTAAACGTATGACCTTTAATTGATTATAGTCTATTTTTAAAGATGGGAAATCTAATATTGTAATGTTATTTACTTCTTCTATTTTTCTATTATTACTACATAAATTTCCCATATTGAAGGATTATATAATCTTAAAATATATATTCTTAAAATCAAAAAAATAAAATATATAATAGTAAATCAGTGATTATTTTATTAAATCGCAGGATAAATATTTGATTAGAAAAACGAATAATATTCTATATACCATTAAGAAATTAGTAGAAAAGGTAACTTGGATTATCTTCTTATAATGAATAGGTTTGGTTAATAAAATTAGCTTGATAACCTATTTCATTAGAAAGGATATTTAATGATACAACTATTTGTTACTTATTAAATATCTTGACTAGTATTATGATTTATTTTTCTTCCCACTTTTCTTGATTGAAACTTAGATCGTCTAAAAGATGATTTTTTTTTGGATTTTATTTTCAAAGAACCACCATTATTATTATTTGGAACATTATTATCACGATTATTATAATTACGAATATTTTGAAAATTTCATAATAAATTAAAATTTGCTATATTTAAAAATATATTATTAACTCTATTATTCATTTCATTTAGATTCATTACATTTTGAAATAAATCATGAAAATGATTAAGATCGGAATGTTGTAAATAATGTAAATTAACTTCCGCAGTATTTGGAACCAATGCGGGATGAACATATCCAACATTATCACTTACAAACTGTACAAGACACATATTTTGATATATCATCATTACAATAGCTGGTTCATTTTTGATACATTACGCCATTGGCATCTAATCCATTAACTACTACATAATCACTTACATTAAAATTCATAAATTCTATTGGTATATATAATATTATTGATTATTTTTATAACTTGAATAGGTAGATAATATATTTACAAAAATTTTTTATTCAGTCGATTACTAATTTGATCCGTTTTTCTATTATAACAAATATTTTCCATATTTTTATATAAAAATGTATATATTCTTAAAATATATAATGCCAAAATCAAAAAGAGAGATAAAATTAAAAACGAGGGAATTACGTGAAAATGAAATGAATACTTTATTAGATAAATTACGTATGTTAAATATTGATACAATATTTCCCCAAATTATAATGGATAATATTAAAGACCATATTGAAAATGGTACTGATTATTATTTAAAACATCCATGGCCTGAAATGAATCGTGTAATAGAATTAACTTTAAATAATAAATGTAGCATTCAAAATAAAATTAATTTACTTTTTAAACAATTTTAGATTATTGTTTTGATAGAGCTAATTGTGTAATTAGGTTAGATGTATTAACACTTGTATTTTGTCTAAAATTATTTGAGTAAAGTCTCCATAGACGATTTTGTTCAATTGTTTTTTCAAAACTTGGTAAAATAATAGAATTATCTTTTATTTTTTGAGCATTATTGATCTGATTTAAGATTGGTTTTATCTCTTCAATTTCTAATTTCATAAATTTGTCCATTACTCCTGTAAAGATTTGTCTATTTTCCATTAATGTTACTTTTGTTTCTTTCATTTCTACTTTCATATTATCTATTTCTTTTTCAAAATCCTCAATATCAATATCTATTTCTTTTATATTGTCATCTATATTTTTTAGATTTTGATACATTTTGTCTTGTATTTCATTTGTAGTTTTATGTAATGATTCTAATTTTTCGGCGTGTATTTCTTGTTGTTTTTCGATTTTTTGTATAAGATGATATAGATTATTAAGAACTATACTATTATCTTGAATTGCTTTCCATAGAGGTTGACTGTCTCCAATAATATTCCATTCTTCATTTTTATGATCCATTGGATAAAATATACTTTTATATATGTATATATAGAATTTTTTATTCAAATATATATATATTTAACTTATTGTGTGCCATATAAATTTAATAATTTAAATCTATTTTCAAAAAGTGTATCTGGTTGACATCGAATTGTAGAAATAGTATTAATACATATTTGATTACTATTATAACTATATATTTGTAATTCTCTATAATATTGGTCAACACCTGTATGATTTGGAATGATTGTTATCTTGATCATATTCTCAGGACGTAAATATTGTATATTATATTTATCTATTTCTGAGATAAAGCCATTTCGTATGTTTTCAAGATTTTGAAATATACTTTTTATTATAGTATATACTTTATAATCGGGAACATAGTCAAATGTCCATAAACAAAAAAAATCTCTTATTGAAAATGTTATTTTTTTATTATTAAAACCTCGTTGTCTACTAATATCATATTTTGATATTGATAAAATAGGGAATTCTATAAATAATTGTAGATAATTTCGGTGTCTTTCTGGTAGTTCAATAATAAAAAACGAATTCGATTTCGAAAGATTAAATATATCTATATTATATTCACTTGATAATAAACAATAGTAAGCATTTTTATCTATTTTTTTAGGTAATTTTGTAATATATATAAAATTATACCTATTTGTATTTAATAGTAATTTGAGTAATTTTTCAATGATTTGTGGATATTTATGCTCTAATATATAAATATTATATATATTTTGGTCATTAATCATTTGGTCTAGAGTTAAAATATTATTATCAATATGTATTAATATAGTTAAATATTTTGGAAATAATGCTGTGACATATCGGTAAGGTGTTTTATGTGTCTTAAGAAAATCTTGTATAATATTACAACTATTTTCACATATTAATTCTAATGTATTATTATTATTTTTTATAGTCATGGGAATAATTCTTGATAGTACATGAAATAACTCATTTGTAAAAGTCGTTGTAGGTTGAAATACTATAGGATTAAGTGTTAAATTAGATAATTCAATTGTGTTTGATATAAAATGTTCACTAACCCGATTATTATAAAATAAACAGATAATAATTAACAATAATAAGAATATATAAGAAATAGTGAACATATTCAATATATACTTTTATAGGATTTTTAAATGATAAAAATAGATTTAAAATTACCAGATAGTTGGACAGTATGGTATCATAAACAAGATGAATCTAATTGGGATAAAGACAGCTATATACTAGTAGCACATATACAAACAATATTAGATTTTGTAAAATTTAAAAACAGTTTTATGTATCTACCACAATTTTTAAATGGATACTATTTTTTTATGAAAAATGATATTAGTCCAATGTGGGAAGATAGTAAAAATTGTGAAGGAGGATGTATAAATATTAAGGTAGCAAAAGACATAATAGATAAAAGTGTATGGGACATTTTATCCTTTGCGGTGATTGACGAACTAATTTTATCAAATAAAGAAACTATAAATGGTATTAGTGTAGTCCCTAAAAGATATAATGCTATTATAAAAATATGGAACAATGATAAAAATTTACGTAATTGTAAAGTGATAAATAGTTCTATAAATTTTTATAAAGATGATGAGATTTATTATCGTAGTCATCTTGAAAATGAACATTTTGGGCAAACAAATAAAAAGTAATTTTTTACATAAACAATATTTTAAATTTATGTAAAAAAATTGAAAAGAATAAAATGATATAAAAATATAACAACTAATTATATAATAACTATGTCATACTATAAAGAGCTTGACTATGGAACTGCTGAAATAGGTAATGTAGTTGGAGTTCAATTCTCAGTTTTAAGTCCAGAAGAAATAGAACGTCGTAGTGTAGCTGAAATAATAACCCAAGAAACATATGATGGTGATATGCCTAAAGTTGGTGGATTATTTGATAGACGTATGGGTGTGTTAGACCCAGGGATGTTATGTTTAAGTTGTGGTCAAAAGAGCAATTTGTGTCCTGGACACCTTGGCCATATTCGTTTAGCTACACCAGTGTTTCATGTGCAATTTATGAGTATTATAATGAAAACCGTGCAGATGGTTTGTTATAGGTGTGCTAAGACTTTAGTAAATCTTGAAGATAGTCATATTAAAAGAAATCTATTGAAACGTAGTCCTAAACAACGGTTTACATATTTATATTCACTAAGTTCTAAAGTAAAACGTTGTGGTGAAAAGAATCCTTGTGGATGTGGTGCTCTACAGCCATCTACAATTAAACGTGATACCAATGGTATTGGTCGTATTATATTAGAATTTAAAATATCAAAAGATGAAGAGAAGAAACGTCTAGTCTGGACTGCGGAGCAAGTATATCGTATATTTAAACAAATTAGCACAGATGAGGCAGAATTAATGGGTTTTAATAAGTTCTGGTGCCGTCCAGAATGGTTAATATGCGTTGTTTTGCCAGTGCCGCCTCCTAGTGTTCGTCCAAGTGTTCGTAATGATACAAATACCCGAATGGAGGATGACCTTACACATAAGCTTTGTGATATTGTTAAGACAAATCGAGCACTTAAACAAAAGGTTGAAGCAAATGCTCCTAAAAATATTATTGATGAATGGACACAACTATTACAGTATCATGTAAGTACTCTAATTGATAATAATCTGCCTGGTGTTCCACAAGCTGTTCAACGTAGTGGCAGGCCCCTTAAATCTATTAAAGACAGATTAAAATCAAAAGAGGGTCGTGTGCGTGGAAATCTTATGGGCAAACGTGTTGACTATTCAGCACGTAGTGTTATTTCTCCCGATCCAAATCTTGAAATTGACGAACTCGGTGTTCCAGTTAAAATTGCTAAAAATCTTACTTTTCCAGAAATAGTCACAAAATACAATAAAGATTGGCTTACAAGACTAGTTGTTAATGGACCAGATGTTTATCCTGGTGCTAAGAGTTATAAGCGTTCTGCTGATAAACAAGTCATTAGTCTAAAACATATTGATCGTAATAGTGTAACACTTATTGAGGGTGATGTTGTAAATAGGCATCTTGTTGACAGTGATATCGTTTTATTTAATCGTCAACCATCACTACATAGAATGTCTATGATGGCACATAGGGTTCGTGTTATGCCTTATAACACCTTTCGTATGAATCCTAATGCCACTACCCCCTACAATGCGGATTTTGATGGCGAACAACAATGCTATCAACAGGCAGCGTGAAAAGCGTGAAACTGCCTAGTCAACCAAAAAAACAATTTAAAAATAGCCATAGAATATTATAAAATGGAACTGTCAAAACAAATGTTTATATAAATCGTATTAAAGCAGATTTTGGCGGTTCACATATTACATTAGAACAAAGTAAAAACATGGCTATTGAATTTTTAAAAGAAAGGTTGGCGACACACCTTGGTGCGGGAACGTCCTGAAGGTTCTAACTACCACTCATCCTTGGAAACTTGGAATGAGGAACTCGGTTAATTGCCGAAGAGCTTAATGCTCTGTATCATTCGCAAGAATGCTACACCAATGGTAATAAGGTTAGAATTATAGGAAAATCCGCAGGGTTATCACCTAAGTCCGTTATTGACAAGGATATGGTGAGCCTTCAACGACTGAACGGGTGTGGGTCATCAATGAGGAACTAGTCATTCCGAGATGGCTTAAGATACAGTCTAGTCCCACTCGAAAGAGTGTTAGCCCTTAAGCAAGGCTAAGACCTATGATATTTGGAGGAAATGCCAAATATAGGTTGGTATTAACGGATGAAATGAATATGCACGTTCCCCAATCGGAACAGACGCGTATTGAATTAGAGGCTCTTGCCAGTGTTCCTACACAAATTATTACACCTGCTGAGAACAGGCCGATTATTTCTATTGTTCAGGATACACTTGTTGGAGCTTATCGTTTTACGAAATATGATAATTATCTTACTCGTTCTCAAGTTATGGATTTACTTGCTTGGAACAAACGTTTTAATGGTATTTTGCCGGAACCCGATGTTAAGGCAGGAACACCCACCAGTGAATTACCACCTGGATTCCCGCTATACAAATACTCTAATAAGCAAGATCTTTGGAGTGGACGAACTATTCTATCAACCGTCTTACCTGAAATTAATCTTGTAAAGCCTAATAGTAGTTATAATTCACTTGAAGAAGGACATCCATTACGTTATCAAAATCTAGTGAAGATTATTCAAGGTAAGATTGAGAGTGGTATTTTTGATAAGAGCTTATTAGGTGCTAATGAACAAGGTGTTATCCATCTTATCTTTAATGAATATGGACCTAGAGCAGCAAAAGAATTTTTAGACAATACAATGTCTCTTATCACAAACTGGATGTTACTTAGTGGATTTAGTGTGGGTGTAAGTGATTTAATTATTAATCAAACTGCTCAGGAAAAAATTACGGAAATTATTGCTGATAAAAAGGATAAAGTAGCATCTATTGTTCAAAGTATTCATGATGGAACATTTCAAAATGATACCGGTAAATCTAATGCTACTGAGTTTGAAATTAAAGTAAACGGTGCTCTAAATCAGGCTATTCAAGATACTGGTATTGAAGTTGCTAAACATCAACTTAAAAACAACCGCATGGTAAATATGGTTGAGTCTGGGTCTAAAGGTACAAAGGTTAATATTGCTCAGATTACGGCTTGTGTTGGTCAACAAAATGTGGATGGAAAACGTTGCCCTTATGGATTTAGTAATCGCACATTACCACATTTTAATAAGTTTGATGATGGTCCCCTAGCACGTGGTTTCGTTGAAAATAGCTTTTTACAAGGATTGAATCCACAAGAATTCTTCTTCCATTCAATGGGTGGACGTGAAGGTATTATTGATACTGCTATTAAAACTTCTGAATCTGGTTATATTCAACGTCGTCTTATTAAAGCTATGGAAGATCTTAAAGTATGTCAAGATCAAACAATCAGGGGAGATACTGGTAATATTGTTCAATTCCTATATGGTGAAGATGGGTTTAATCCTGAAAAAGTTGAAAAACAAAAAATACCATCCATCGGAATGAATATTCAAGAATTACAGAAAAATTATCTCATATCACCTCGCGAAAACTGGAGTAAATATGTTGACCCAAATATTTTGGCAGAATTTAATGAATTAAAAGCTGATGCTCGTAAAGATTTCTATAGTCGTATGTTAGCTCATTATCAACAAATTTTAGCTGATCGGTCTTATATAATTGAAAATGTATTTAAGATGATGAAGAAAGATGAAATCTATCATCCAGTTAATATTCGACGTATTTTAACAAATGCTGTCGTTAAATTTAAACAAGATAGTAATTATGTATGTGATTTTAACCCAACATATGCTCTAAATAAGATTGATTATCTTAAAGAACGCCTATTTGTAAAAGAAAATAATCCTGCCAATCGCAATTATCACATATTAATTAATTCCTTACTATCACCTAAATATATTATGACTAATTTTAAACTAACGAAGAGTGCTCTTGATTATGTTGTAGAACAAATTGAATATCAATATATGGAAGCCTTTGCGGCACCTGGACAACTTGTAGGGGTAATTGCCGCACAGTCTATTGGTCAGCCATGCACACAAATGACCTTAAATTCTGTCTCGTACAACACCGAACTTTTAATTAAAGTTGATGAAAAAATTATGATAGTTAAAATTGGTGAATACATTGATAATTACATTCCAATCGCTGACCGGACAGAAGACCATCCTAATAATACTAAATTAGCATACATTAATAATAATGAAGAAGTATATGTTCCCAGTGTAGATGAAGATGGTAAAACTATGTGGCAGCGTGTTGAGGCTCTTACACGCCATCCTGTTGTAAATAAGGATGGTACAAATACTGTCTTAGAAGTATTTACTAAAGATGGGCGCACTGTAATTGCTACAAAAGCAAAGTCGTTTCTGACTATTAATGAAAATAATAAGTTAGTAGCCACTGAAGGTTCTGACTTAAAAGTTGGTGATTATCTTCCAGTTAATAATCGGGCATTTGAAATGCCTGAAATCCGTTATCTGGATCTTTCTAAGATATTGAGTAAGAAAGAATATGTATATGGCACGGAAGTTATAAAAGCACTAGATATCAACAAGTCTTACAAAGATAAGGGTATGAAGAAAGCACCTTGGTGGAAGAACCACGCAGATAAGGATTTTGTTCTTCCATATACTCGTAGTGATGCTTTTCTAGAGGCAGTTAACGGAATTCCAAGAGAGGGTTCATCATTTAAGCAAACCTTCAAAGAGGGTATTATCTATCCTAAGAAGCAATGGTGTTATTCTGCCAGTATTCCTGAACATATTCTAATAGATTTTGACTTTGGTTATCTAGTTGGTGCTTACCTAGCAGAGGGTTGTCTTACAAAAACACAAATATCTATTGCTAATAATGAACCTGAATATTTTGTTCCTATCAATCGTCTCACTCAAAAATGGGGCATTTCTACTAAGGTTTATACACATGAAAACAAGTGCCAAGATGGATGGACAAGCACCGATATCCGTATTTATTCAGTAGTACTTACGGATATAATAAAAGTGCTATGTGGTAAGGGTAGTGAGAATAAGTTTATACATAAAGAACTATTTAATAGTAATAAGGAATTTATGAAAGGATTATTAAGTGCTTATTTCGGTGGTGACGGAAGTTGTGATAAGAATACTGCTCATATATCAGCATTTAGTGTTTCACGTAAATTATTAGAAAATATCCAGAGTATTCTCTGCTTTTGGTTTGGTATATATACTAAGATTTCTAAACCTAAAAAACAGGAGAGTAATAATCGCGGAAGTAAGAATATTCTACAAGGATATAGTTTAAGTATTAAATCAGATAGTTCTAAGATATTTGCTAGAGAAATACCTATACTTATAGGTTACAAACAAGATGCTCTTAATATGTATCTTAAACTAGATAGTAAAGAACTTAGAGATATTATACCAAGATACGCAGGTTTACATAATAATTATGAAAAAGTAAACAGAAGTAAAATAATTGAAAAAGAGGGTGTAAACCCATTTGAAAACGTGCGATTTGATGAGATTATTAAGATTAATGAAATTGCCAATCCCACTGATTGGGTTTATGATTTAACTGTTGAAAATACACGCACTTTCGGTTTGATAAATGGGGTTCTGAGCTATGATACATTTCATTTTGCTGGTATTAGTGCTAAATCAGCTGTAACACGTGGTCTACCCCGTCTAAAAGAAATAATCTCGGTTAGTAAAAATATAAAGAGTCCACAAATGACTGTTTATCTAGAAGAACCGTATGGATTTGAAAAAGAACGTGCTAAATCAGTACTTAATACTATTGAAATTACAACAATTAAGGATATTTGTGTAAGTAGTCGTATCTATTTTGATCCTAGCACTGATACTAAAATGACACTTATTGATGAAGATAAGGAATTAATGGAAATATATGATTATTTTCAAGATATTGAGGGTGTATCTAATAGCACGAATCGTTCACCTTGGATATTACGCTTAGAGTTTGATAAGTCTAAAATGTTTGATAAAGATATTCGCATGTCTGATGTATATTATACAATTCAAAGCAAATTCGCAAATGAACTTAATAGTGAAATTAACTTTATCTATAGTGATGATAATGCTAATAAATTAGTATTTAGATTTCAATTTATTGTAAAAGATACACCACCTTCGGAAGAAAAGAGTGAAGATATGATTCTAACTATTAAAAACTTAGAGAAAACAATTTTAAATGATATTGTTATTAAAGGTGTTAAAGGAATTAATAGCGCATCTATGGAAAAAACCGACAATATTCTATATAAAATGGGCGATAAGTCAGAAGACTATACACCAAAATCTACATGGATATTATACACTGAAGGAAGTAATTTATTAGATATATTTAGTCATCCTCACATTGATGCTAGTAGGACATTTACAAACAATATTTATGAAATTTATGAAACACTTGGTATTGAAGCTGCCCGTGAAGTTATTTTAAGTGAAATCACTGATCTTATTGGTTCAGATGGTACATATATTAATTTTCGTCATACAGCATTATTGGCTGATACAATGGTTAATCGTGGCAGTATTATGTCTATTGATAGGCATGGTATTAATAAATCTGACCGTGGACCTTTACCTAAATGTTCTTTTGAAGAAACAACAGATATGTTAGCACAAGCAGCTATATTTAGTGAATTAGATAAAATGACGGGTGTATCAAGTAATATTATGTTTGGTCAAGAAGTGCCTAGTGGAACAGGATTTGTTGATGTTTTGTTTGATGAGCATAAGTATTTATCTTGTTTAGCTACAATTGAAGAAGATAATGAAATAGTTGAAAATACATATGAAGCAGATTATAATAAAGCAGCTAAGATTGATATGTATTGTGCTGAAGATAATTTTACATTTAATACATCGATTTAGAAACTAGATTTTATATTTTTTTACATATTTAAAGTATATATTTTTAAATATGTAGATTCAATAGTAGTTGACCGGGATTGTACTATTCAATATTAGGTTACATTTGTTCTAAATTATGTTTATTTAAAATACTAAAATAAAATTAGAACCTAAAACATTTTTAATTGATGAAATAATTAATTGTATAGCTATATAGAAAATAACTCATTTATATTACATATATTAACAAATTTTATGTCTTCTGAACTCCAAAAAATGAAAAACAAGATTGAAAAATTGGATAAAAATGAGAGTATTGAAATTTTTAAAATTATTCATAAAAATCAAATCAATTATTCACAAAACAATAATGGAATATTTATAGATTTATCATGTTTAAATGATCAATCTTTAATAGAAATACGGGCATTTTTGGATTTTATAGAAGAAAATAAAAAACATATACATGAAATAGAAAATAAAATGAAACAAAATAAAATTACATTAGATAATAAATTTTCCGATAATAAACCAAATCAACAAAAACAACAAACTAATAAATATGAAATTATATTATGTAATGATTATTCGCCATTTATTACTGAATTAGATGATAATTATATCGATTCAGAAAATATACTACTAGATAATACAACAAATGAAATTATTATTATTGAACAAAATATAGAAGATGATTTAAATGAAATTATTGATAACGAATTAGATGATGTAGATGAATTAGAGGAGGAAGAAGAAACATTATCCGCAAGTTTTTTAAACAAAAAGAAAAAATGTCAGGGGTTACAATACCGTATTTTAAAGAAATGTAAAAATATTAATGCTATTAATGGTGATATTGATGATTTTGAAAAAGAATATAATGATGAACAAGAACTAAAAGAATTGCCTATGGAAGCGGAATATTTATAAAATCAAGTCTAAAAAAATTTGATAGGTAAAACTATAAATAAGTAAGTAGTGAACCGCAACAGAGATGTTTAGAAGCTTGAAGAACGGATTTAATCCCCACGGTGCTATTTCCACACATTCAGCAATGAATGATGAAATCAGGTATGAAACATTGAAATTTGCAGCAAAAATCTCCAGCCAAATCAAGGAAACCGAGCTTATCAAGGTTGAAGAAGAGTCAGGCAAGGGCTTTAGTGAGGCCCAGCTTGCCGCACTGGCAGAAATTATCGCACATGAAATCATT